GGAAGAACAGGAATCAGATCAAGCGAGCTTACAGAGACGAAAAAGGAACCTATTATAGAGTAATCTAATGGCAAAGCAATTAAACAATTTTGCACCTGAGGAAAACAAAGTTTCTCGACCAGGGGTGCACGCTAAGACAAAGACGTCAAAAAATAAGCGTAGTAAAAACTACAAGAAAGCCTATAAAGGACAAGGGCGTTAAAGTGAGTTGTAAAAACGCTGCACCGCTAGCCTACCTTTCTGCGTCATCGCATAGCGAACTCTGTAGTTATATTTTGTCTCATCACGGAACAAGTGATCCTCTAGAGTCTGGGACGGCGTAAGCTTATCGAAGTGTTTATACAGGTATCCGCTAGATACTAACGGGTATATCATTCTATCGGCTAGGTTCTTCTTATACATACCGTAGTTCTCTGCCACCCACGATATAGTGAAGAATTCTAAATCGTAAATGAACAGCATTAGATTGAGGTATGACCTAGTAAGGTCTGGATTGCTGTCCAGGAAGTCGTGTGTAGCACTACGTAAATTCTTTAAGTGGTTGTTCTTTACGTACTTGTCTGGAAGCTTTGACACCTCTCTAAAGAGTCTTGTCTTTTTAACTGTTGACTTAGGCATCTGAATTGTGTCGTATATTTGACTTAAACAAATTTACACCATGAACCCGAAAGACACCCTCTTCTTTGCCGAAATGTACTCCCTCGTCAAAAAGATGGAGGAGACGATTGATGAGTTCGAAATGAAAGATCGCACCCTAGCCTCTATAGTTGTAGGTGTTATAGACTTTGACTCTGTTGAGTCTGGCGATGAAAGCGCAGAAATGAAGACCATGTATAGCTTTAACCTAGAGAGTAGGGCAGAGCTAAACACACTAAAAGAAGTCATGGATAACGCTTATCAAGAAGATGATTCATTAGACGACCTCTTGGGTGATTTGGGTATATCCCTAAACTAAAATGGAAGGACTTATTAGAAAAATTGTCGTCGGCAAGGAGCCGAAAGACGGCATGGCTTATTATATCGGCATGAAAGCTGGTAGAGGCCAGGTATCTGCTATACTGGAGGACGATCATCACCTCCATAAGTTTGGTAAAAAACGATACCTTGTATATATTGAGAACGACGAGGGCACCCTCCTTTGGAAATCCATAGATGAGATGCCCTGTATGCTTGAATTTGATTTAAACTTTTAATTTATGAAAACACTTGATTTGTTTGTTGTCGAGATAGAAAAGCTCGTCAACGATACGATCACGACCGATAGTGGTCTTGAACTTTATATAGACAATAGATTCAATGAATTCAAAAACAGAACCACAGAAGCCGTCGTCGTTTCTGCACCGCTTAAATACAATACGGGAGTCAAAGCTGGTGACACGCTCTACTTCCATCATCTCGTTGTTGTTAATGATGGCCAGCCTCTTACTGGTGAGGATAATCACTATCTTGTTCGATTCGATCCTACTGCTACCATTAATAATCAGGCTATTGCTTACAAGTGCCAGGAGACTGGAAGAGTACGTCCGCTGGCGGGGTGGGCGCTTCTCGAAGGAGTGGAAGTCCAAAAAGAAAAGAAATCAGACATCATCGAGGTTGTTACGCTTAAGGAATCGCCTGTCACTAAAGGCATGGTCGCATTTTCGGCGCCTTGGGTGGATGAACTAGGATTGAAGGTGGGAGATGTAGTCGGATTCGCTAAGAACATGGACTACAGAATCAAGATAGACGGCAAGGAGTATTACCGCACCCGCGCAGAAGACCTTATGTATGTCGAAGTCTAAATTCACAACCGTCAGCGCCGCGCAAAGGCTAATGGACAGCATGGAGATTGCGATTAATAATATGATTGAAGAAGTCAAGAAGCCTGTCGATCCCGAAGCGGGCGGCTCTGCGCGTAAGGCCGAGCTCCAATCCATAAAGCAAACTGCTATCGACTGTAAAGAGCTTTTGGTGGAGCGCCAGAGGCTAGAACAAATGGTTAAAGAACTAAACGACAATGGAGAAATCGAAAAAGACAAAGACTACTCAGGAGGATTCGCAGAAAGATTCTCCAAGTAGCGCGAGCGGACTTATATACTGGGACGACTATAACTTTGATAATCAGTCAGTTACGACCGATCACATAAAAGTATACTTTAAGCTCTCTTAGCTCAGTTGGTTAGAGCATCCGACTCATAATCGGCAGGTCCCAGGTTCAAGTCCTGGAGAGAGCACATGCACCAGTAGCTCAGTTGGATAGAGCATCTGCCTTCTAAGCAGACGGTCACAGGTTCGAATCCTGTCTGGTGTACTAATTAAATTAAACAACATGCCTGATCTTATTTGCAAAAAGTGTAAAGCAGAAAAATCTGTAAGAAGCCTAACCATGAAGTTCCGAAATGGTAGTGTTTACTACCCTGAAGGACAGTGTGAGTGCGGTGAACAAATGGAGATTAAAAACCCTAAAGAAGGCGTACCTTCGCTGGGAAGGATGAACTCACACGGACAGAGCTATTGATGTCTAATTTAATCGACATAGAAGGTTATGAAGCTAAGGGGATTAAGATCGACCCTAACGGTACAGAAGGAGAAACTATCGAGCTCCACGGGTTACTCGTGGTACTACCGAAGAAACCGCGCAAATCGGAAATTCTCTTCCATGACCAGCCAAAGAAGTTGCAAATGTGGAAACGCATACCTATGCCAGAGGAAATGCGTAGGATACGCGGTATGGATGAGTGGCTCGAAAAACCTGCCGAGTTTCGGAACAAGTTTCGTTCTTACATCGAACAAGAGTTTCAGCGTAGGCGCGACGGTGTATGGTTTTACAATAATGGGAAACCTACGTATATTACAGGGAGACACTATATGTTTCTACAATGGTCTAAAATTGATATCGGATACCCATCATACCTTGCTTTCCAAAAAGACATCTTTACGCACATGGCTGCTTGTGAAGCTGATCCTCGTTGTTTCGGTCAGCTTTATACTAAGTGCCGTCGTTCTGGCTACACTAATGTATGCTCTTCTGTCCTTGTGGATGAAGCTAGTCAAGTTAAAGAGAAGCTTCTTGGCATACAGTCGAAAACTGGTAAAGACTCGCAGGAGAATATATTCATGAAGAAGGTGGTTGCGATCTTCCGCAGCTACCCATTCTTCTTTAAGCCTATTCAGGACGGTACCACAAACCCTCGCATGGAGCTGGCATTTCGCGAGCCCTCTAAGCGTATCACAAAGAATAATAAGACTTCTCAGATCGGCGATGCCCTGAATACAGTAATTAACTGGAAGAACACCACCAATAACGCATATGACGGGGAGAAGCTACATATGCTGTACCTCGATGAGGCTGGTAAATGGGAGAAACCTACTGATATCCGAGAAGCCTGGAGGATTGAGCGCACTTGCCTGATCGTGGGTAAAAGGGTAGTGGGAAAGGCGCTTGTAGGTAGTACGGTAAATCCAATGAATAAAGGAGGGGAGGAATATAGGGAGCTGTGGGCTGACTCTGACCCCAACGAAAGAAACCAGAACGGTAGAACCAGGTCTGGACTATACAGAATATTCATACCAGCGTATGACGCCTTAGAAGGATTCTTTGATTTGTATGGGAACGCTGTAGTTGATGATCCCTCCGAAAACGTACACATACATGGTATAGACGGGGAAATCATTGATCAGGGAAGTAAGACCTATTTAAAGAACGAACGAAGCTCGTTTAAAAACGACCCCTCTGAGCTTAACGAGATCATTAGACAGTTCCCTTTTACCGAGGACGAAGCCTTTAGAGATAGTATCGAGGGCAGTCTATTTAATATCGGTAAGATCTATCAGCAGATAGAGTTCAATGAAGATATGTTCCCCAACCCAGTGGTAAGGGGTAATTTCATATGGAGGAAGAAAGACGAAGAGGTTGTATTCTCTCCAGATCCCAACGGTAGATTTAGAGTCTCCTGGATGCCACCCGATCACCTCAGGAACCAGAAAAAAGACGAGCGAGGCAAAAAGGTGGCCCCTAACGGGCATATCGGAGTCGGGGGCGTTGACTCATATGACCTAGACGCTACAGTGGACGGACGGGGCTCTAAAGGGGCTTTACATATGTACAACAAGTTTAACATGGATGCGCCAGCTAATATGTTTGTCGTGGAGTACGCTTCTCGTCCAGACCTAGCTAGCATCTTCTACGAGGATGTATTGATGTGTTCTTTCTTTTATGGGTACCCTTTACTTGTAGAAAACAATAAGTACGGTATCGTAAGGTACTTTGAATCAAGGGGTTACGACGGCTACTTAATGGATCGTCCTGACTTCCTGAAGACAGGAAACTCTTCTGTAAACGTAAGGACCAAAGGTATCCCATCGAATTCGCAGGATGTGATACAGTCTCACGCTCAGTCCATCGAAGCTTACATACACGACCATGTAGGTATAAAGGCTGAGACTGAGGAGTTTGGGAATATGTACTTCAACCGAACTCTAGAAGACTGGATTGCATACAAGATAGATAAGCGCACTAAGTTTGACTTGACTATTAGTTCTGGACTAGCCCTTTTAGGAGCTCAGAAAGCCAAGAAGGAAAAGGTGGTTTCTGACTTTACCGACAAGAAGTTTTTTAGGACTCACAAGCCAAAAGCGTGGCACTTCTAGTTTTACTATATTTGCATTGAGTTATAAGAACTCTACTCATTGCAGATGCACAGTAACAATAAAAAATCTAGCTTTCCAGACCCGCTGGCCTCATCTGAGCAGAAGCAAAGTAAGGCTTATGGTCTTAGTTACGCTAAGGCTGTATACAAGCAGTGGGGTAAGATGGATCAGCAGAACTCTATCTTCGGAAACAGAAAGAAGACGTTTGAAAGAAACCGTCGTTACGCGAACGGAACCCAAGATACAGCTATTTACAAATCCCTGCTTACTTCTTTGGATCCGAACAACGGTGACGGAAGTATGCTCAACATTGACTTTACTCCTGTCCCTATCCTGCCTAAGTTTGTTAGGATTGTAGTAAATAAGATTCTGTCTTTGGCTCCATATCCGAACCTCGAAGCTATCGACCCTTTATCCTCTTCAGAGAAAGACAAAGAGAGAAGAAAGATCGAGATGATGATCCAGGCTAAGCAGCAGCTTGCTAAGATCGAAGAGAAGACTGGGGTTAGCGTGGGGATGAAGTCTTCAGAGATTCCAGAAACCCTAGAGGAG